TTTCCGCGTAAGTTTCCATAGTTATACTGCATCCACAGTTAATGCTTCATTGTATAAGTTTCTCATCAATGTATTCAATTCTATTTTATTTTCTACATTTAATGAATTAACATATTTACTCAAAATAGTTAAGGTGTCTTGAGCCTCATCTATAATTTCATCATCTTCCATAAATTCTAAATCCGAAAAATTTTCAACTACTACTAAGTTTGCAACATCTGCAGCATATAACTTGTCTAATACAGTATCAAACCAAAAGGGATTAGTTTTCTTTTGTATTACTACTTTTACGTAGGCGTTCTCATATTCACTATAATCTCTTTCAGTTAACGTTTCAAATGTTGCTTCGCTGTCATCATAGTAAAATTTCCTGAACATTCTATAGGGGTTTCGTATGTGTTCTAACTCTCTTGTCTCTGTATCAAAGATGTGGAAGCCTCTAGGGTCTTTATAATCACTCCATGTTATCTCATAGGGATTTCCTAAATAGTAAATTGTTCCATCATCTGACTTGTGGTGAAAATGTCCACTCATAGCCATATCAAATTTATCAAAAAGTTTTGCTTCTACACCCTCATAACTCCATGATCCAATATGTTGTTCAAATCCTTTTACTTCAAGATGACCCATAAGAATTTGACATTGAGTATTTTTGATTGCCTTCATACATTCACCATAATTACCTTCATTTATCCAAGGCATCATTAGAATACCCAAACCATCAAAATCAACTTCTTTGGGTGAAGAATACATCCACGGCTCCACTTTTCCTTCATGGGTAGTGAACATTTCTTCAAGAGAATTTAGTTCATTAGTATTTTTGTGGAAGGTATCGTGATTGCCGATTATTATGTGGGTATCTATTCCCATTTTCCAAAGGCGTTCGACAAAATTTGTTCGTAGATCATTCAGTATTTTGAAATTAATATACTTTCTACGATCAACAACATCACCCAAATGGATAAGCGTTTTGATATTGTGTTCCTCCAAATAAGGAAAAAACACATTATCATAGAATTTTTTGAAATAATTTAGAAAAGTAAGGCTGTCTCCTCGTGCTCCCCAGTGAGTATCATTTATAAGGCAAATCTTCATGTAGTAACACCCATGAAAAGTTCTAAATTGGACGGTTCAACCTTTTTCTTAACTATTTTTTTCTTCTTACTCTGTTCAAAAGTTTCTACAAAATTATCAACTACTATTTTAAAATCTGAATTGGTATAATCTCCGGCTGGATCAGTAACATCATTAGCCCGATCAATGTCCATATATTCAGGCATTATTTGATAGGTTTGCATACTCTTATATTTTATATATAATTGTTTCTTTTCTTTTTGAATTCTTCGAATGAAAGCATAGTAAATTATTTGAGTAAAATATGCAAAGGGGTTTGATGATTTTTCTGGATTAAAATTGTAAATATAATGTAAACAATTCTCTATTCCATCCGATATCATCTCTTCTTTAAATGCATAATTTATAAAGTTGGGGCGGAAAGACAATCGTTGAGCAATCTTTAGAAATACAGATCCTAAATATTCAGAAATTTGTGGGAGTTCTGTATCAGTACTTTTTGATATATTATACTGTTTTTTATATTCAATCATTTCTTCTAAAAACTTCGCATTATCTACATAATGAATAGTTTTTTTTCGTTTAGCCATAATATTGCACCTGAGTTAAATTAATATGTACTATTATTATAACACATAATACTCATTTGTCAAGCTAAAATGAGAGGACTTGACATTTGAAGAAACTATGATATAATAAGGTGTGAGCCGAAAAGTGATTTACTAGTTCATTAATCCGTTTGAATCAAATTCTGCTAATATTTTTGACAGTTTATTCATTTCATATTTTGTTGAGTCGTCTGTCGACTCTTTTACACTATTTAAATAAAATTCCGTATAATCTTTTCCTAATTCTGAAACAGACATAATACTTCTTGTTGCCAAGGGTACGTGTGTTGTGTCTGTAAAAGGCAACCATTTAAGTAATGCTAACTGAGTAACCTTTGCCTCTTCATCAAATTTCATCAGAACTTTCATTGGCCAATGTAGTTCCAAATAACCATTAGCTTTACTAGTATCAGTCACTAACACTTTTGAGAAAAGCATTTCCCCATTATCCAATCTTATAACTTTTAGATTTTCGTTATCTAATTGTACCGTCATTTATGCCTTGAGTGGAATGTTATAAATTTTATATGGAAACGTTTCTTCATCATATATTTTCATTCGTTCTTCATGATGACGATATGCATAATTCTTTCTATTCTTCCATCTTAAATCATCTGTAATATCGTATAGTACTGTTTCTTGATTATTGTCCGATAATCTCAATCCTCTGCCTATTGACTGAAGATTTCTAATGCGACTCTTAGAAGGAGAAGCGAAAATAATGTTATGAAGATTCCTAATGTTGATGCCGGTACTGAATACCCCATAACTAGCCACGATGATGGCGTCTTGTTCTGTTTCTGCGATTGCTCGTATTTGTTCTCTGGTTTCCGTATCTGTACCGCCATGTACAAAATAAATTTTCCTATTGTCATCTGCTTCCTCCTTTATCATATTGTATAAAATACGTCCATGTTTTTTCACTAATCTAAAGAGAAGTAAAGTATTACCATCAAGTGATAATACAAGGTTTCTTATGTATTTATTTCTTTTATCATGTCCCACTATAAATTCTAGTTCATCTACATATTTGATTTTTCTAAATTGCTCACATACTTCATCAGGATACTTCAATACTATAATGTCTATACGGAATGAAGCTAATTGTTTACTGTCAATTAACTTTTTGGTTGTTGTAACCTTATAAATTTTTCCGAATAATCCCTCTAAAACCAGTTTGTGGGTTTGAGTTCCATCTAATGTTCCAGTTGTTCCTATTCTATATTCTGCATTTATACATTTAGTCATGATGGCAGTAAGGGATTTTGATTTGAATCCATGTGCTTCATCACCTATCACCAATTTATATGGTTCAAAAAGTTTTCTTCCTAGTTTATAAATGGACTGCCATGTAGAAATAACAACTTTCTTATCTGAAATTTTATCTTGTCCAGCATATACTTGATGACAGTATTTGACAGAATCCCATCCGTATTCTTGAAAGTCCGCATATAACTGAGAAACTAAAGAAGTGGTAGGTACAATTATGAGAGTTTTTACGTTTAATGCTCGTACAATTAGGTAGATTATTAGAGATTTGCCACTTGCAGTAGGAGATACTAGTAATGTTTTTTGGTATGATAGAGCATGATGAAATGCCTCTAGTTGGTAATCTCTAGGAACAAATGGTAGATTGAGGTCATCGATAAATTTTTGATTTTTTTCTATGGTGAGAGGTTTCCACCAATCACCATCAGGTACTACTTGATAATTTCTGTTTTGAGCGAACTTAAAAACATATTCAATTAACCCACTATATAATACTCTATTATGAATATTAAATAATCTTATTTTACCATCCCAAATTTTCATTCGATAAGCAGGCATAAATGTATGGCCTGGAACATCAAATGTGAAATAATCACAAAGTTCTTGCGCCACACTTGCTTCACAGCTTATTTTGAGATATACTTCATCCTTCTTAGATATCTCAATTGTGTCAATGTCCTTCTGTAAATTTTTTCCAATCGATTGCATTTTTGATTATGAATCCTCTATTAGATAAACTTTTAACTATAGCCTCCAAATATCCGACTTTTTCTTCTACTACTGCAATAATTTTTGAAGAATCAATAACGTCATCATCTGCGTCAATATAGGTGTCTATATCAGCTTTAAGTAATTTAAGTTGAAATGGTTCCCAATCAAGAGCCTCCATTTCTTCAGCACTCATTCTTCCACCAAAATAGTCCTTCTTTTGTCTGATCAACTTGGAATGATCATATCGCAAAGTACGGAGCCGTAATCTTTCATCGTGAAAGAGAATTAAATATTTGTTATGTAATTGTGGGGTTTTTACTGCTTCTTGAGATAATTCGGTTTCATCTATTTCACAATCACTTGTCCATAATTTTTGTATTTCTTCAAACTTCATAATCCTTTAATTTTTTAAGGGCAACCAATGTACCCACTTGTTCAATTATTTCGGCGTAACCTTCTTCAACCCATTCGTTTATAAATTGGGTTACTCCTTCACAGGTTGGATCAGTATAATCATGGGCTAAACAAGGACCATTCAAATAATTCCAATGATGAATAAAATCTTTTTTAACTCCTTCGTATGAATGATCGCCATCAACAAATAACATAGACAATGGTACATTTTCCATTGCATGAGAGTTATCTGTTCTAATATCTATTCGTTCTTTTTCTTCGTAATCATTTAACCATTCATCTACATCTTGATCATGACACCCCTCAACTGCATCAACAGAAATAATTTTCACTTTAGAATCGTGGGTCGCCATTGCAAGTAACATTAATGATCCCGCCCAATATCGACCAATCTCTAATATGATATTACCTTCTCTTGTTTTTGGCATTGTTTTCCATTGTTGAGAAGCATACTTGTACAATAATCCTGCTTCATGCAAGTCCAATCGTATAATATCTCTTGTTTCTCTAGGGGAATTAAATAACCATAACAATTCTACAAAATCGCGTTTCATTTTAATTAATCATTTATTATACTTTTAATA